TGAGGTCTTAATGGATGATAGCAAGACAATAATCCGCAAAGCAAAGAATAAAGACAATCCATATGTAATGGTAGCCAAGACAGCTATTCAGGATGAAAGCCTATCCTGGAAGGCCACAGGGCTGCTCTCCTATCTCTTATCACTCCCTGACGACTGGACTATTTATGTTTCAGAACTCACCAAACACAAGACCAACGGTCTCAGGTCCACAAGATCCGCACTAAATGAATTAATCACAACCGGCTACATCGAACACATAGTTACCAGGGACATCAAAGGCCGGTACTCCGAACATGCCTATATCGTACACGAGACACCCAAAAACACCCAAAAAGATGAACAAAAACAACCAGATTACCCTTTTCGGCAAGTGGATAACGGCAACCTACTAAGTACTGACAATATTGAGCACGGAAACGTGATTGATTTAGACGCTGAACTCGCCCTCCTGGACAAGAGACAAGAAGAGGCCGAACACTGGGAAGAAGAAGAAATGACAGGTTACGGGACAACACCACTATGACATACGGCAATACATCTACATACTATGATACAGAGCCAAAACCGCTAACTCTTGAAACATTAAAAGAGATGAGGGTATTAATTGAGGATCAGCCACCTGCCCCGCTTATCTTTTACAGCTGGGTAGTGCCACATGACCAAGCCTATTATGGTGATCTTATTGATAAAATAGCAGCGCAACAATACCCTGGCTTTGATCCAAGCAGGCAAAAGGCAATTATGCTGTCTCCACAGTGGCAAGGAGAAATCGAAGATTATCTTAATTCAACAACCGGGTCAACAGGATAGCACGCGGAACTAACATCAGATAACAGGCCGGAGCCTATTGAGACCCGGTAACCTATAACACCACGTTAAACTATGGCAAACCTTAATAACCTCAAAAGAGACGCTAAGATCGCTGGCCTTGTATCAGCCGGCATGACACAAAGAGATGCAGCTAAAGCGGTGGGCCTATCAGGTGCAAGGGTAACCAGGGTCTTACAAGATAAACAGATCAAAGAGCTATTGACAGGCATATTCGGTATCTATGCAGCCCACGCCAAGGGTATCGCCAAGGGGTTTCTCAAGTTATGCTATGATACCGACAACAAGATCAGGCTGGATGCTATAAAGGAATATCATAAGATAATGGGGTTATCACCCTCGCACGCAACCAATCAGTTTTTGGTCAACGTCTACAATGACAACAGGGTGCAAACAGTCAATCCGGGTGTCCTGGCGGCCCTTGGCGGCAATCTTAGCATGCTAACCGGTCAGGACGAGGGTGCTCAGGACGCAGAGCATGAGGACATTGAGGATGAGTAGGTTATAATGAGCATACACACCATAGGCACACAGTATGGGCAAGGCATGGTCAAGGTGACACAGTATGACATGCTCTGTTGCCCTGCTTCTGAGTAGTGTACGTGTAAGTGGTTGATATCAGGTAAGGTTGACATAATAAAACTTATCGGCCCCTGGGATAATGGCACAAGATGTAGGGGGCGGGGGGGCCGGGGCGGGGACCGGATTCCAAGTTTCGGTTCTAACATCTTTATAACCTCCCGTAACACACACAAGGGGTTGAAATGTTTTCGATACGCAGAAAAGGTGGGACGGTTCGGGAGAGCTGCCACGGTGTAAAGACAAAACGTGGTGATAGGATCTACGTAGATTGCCCGACTGTTGGTTCCGTGTGTCTTTTGGATGACATTCATAAGCTGAAGGTATCTTTGGTAGATGGGCCATTTCCTTTTACCTATAAAATGGAAGGTTATGAGGGACAGCAAGGGGAATCCGGTTGGTATGCCGAGATACAGGGCTGAGTATGGTGCTTTATACGCTGACCTGCCGACTGAATTACCCGAATTATTTGTAAACCTTGATGGATATGAGACTGCGACAAGGGGTTGAAATGGATGAGGTTGAAAGATGGAACTAACCCAAAAGCCCTGGTATCAGCATAGAGCAGAAGAAGTGGGGTACAAGGGATTTGATGTGGATGTTTGTTTTTTCCCTGCTCTTGCGAAGCGGTTACGGAGTAAGTTATTTATTGCGATATTCCATGCTGGCGGGATCGGATGGGTCTTTCCTATGGGCTGGACTGATTGGCGGTACACATACGGGCATAGTTCGACCTAATTTAACCCAATCTGTTTAAAATAGCAGGGGGCGGGGGTCTACTAAAACATGCAAAAACCAAACTTAAAGTTAATAAAAGAATGTTTGCCTTTTGTAGATGAAAACAAAGCGAAGCAGACGGTCACATATCTTATTGAATATATAGAATCTCTCGATAAGCAAAAGGATGATGGGGATATTGAAAAATGAATGAAGCCGGATTGGCAAAATTGAAACGGTCTGTTGGTAGGCTGAAGTCTCTCATTGATGCCCCTGAGTTTGACAGCTGGGTGTGGAATGAACAGTTATTGAAATCTTTAGATGATGTTGCTTGGTGGCCGGGACTTGATGAGTTACAGGCTTGCGTTAACGATTGGGACAACTACCATGAGGGCTTTAATCAGATGATGGAGGATGAGGATAACGATGGAGTTAATCCGCCAAAAAGACCGGCTAAAGAGGTTATCGTCCTTTAGATGAGGACACCCATCGTGAAGAAGAGAAAAAGGAAGCCATAAAGGGTCTTAATGATTATTTCAAGGATTGGTACAACCTGATTAGACTTTTAGACGGGGAATAGATGGCTGAAAAAACGAGATTGCAAAAGGTAGCTTCGATGCGGAAGTTTCTTGAGGATTGGGACGAGAAACATCCGGAACTGAAGAAGACTGCGAAGAAGCGGGTGAAACCCAAGCCGAAAAAGAAAAAAATCAAGAAGAAGAAAGTGATGAGGGACAGCAAGGGTAATCCGGTTGGTATGCCGAGGGTGGGCGGTAAGGCTGACGCAAAGTTCATTGAGAACATGTGGAAGTGATATGGAATCGTTTGTTTTCAGAATTGTAGTCCCCCTTATGGGGACATTCTTCTTATGTTTAGCGTTTTACCAAAAGTTTATTACGCCCAATCCTGATGCTGCATGGCATTTAGGTCTTGGGGTATTGGCCGGGCTTATTTTTTATAATCACAGAGGGTGATATGGAGCCATTAATCCAGGAACATGGTGATATTTCGGCGGGTACTTAAACAGGGGTTGAATAATGGGGGGGGTAATGGAAAACGTAAGGATCTGTAAGCGTTGTGGTGCCGAACTTGATTATTCTCAAGATATTCCGGTTGTCTTGCGCTTTGGTCTTTTGGGTATTATATGCCCGGCGTGTAAAATGTTTATGGAATTATTTCCTAAAACCCCCAATGAGCCCATAAAGCTTTTTACTACACAGGTGCCGAGTTAAATGAAAATACCCAAAAAACTAAAGGTCGGCGGTCATATTTACGATGTGGAGTGTCCTTATGCGTTTACAGAGATAGGTTCAACCAAGGGGCAACTTGATCCCGAATCTAAGGTTATCAAGATAGACCCGTTAGATTATTATAGTCATAAAGAACGACCTGAAAGTAGCGTTGCTGTAACTTTTTTACATGAAATATTACATGCTTGTGACCATGTAACCGGGCATAGTGTTTTTCTTGGACATGAAGGCGAGAAGATTGTTGAAGGGATAAGTGAGGTTCTGTTCCAGGTATTGCGTGATAACCGGCTGAAGTTTTACGAGGATTAACCTAAGTGTGGGGGGGGGTGAGAGATGAAGATTTACGGGATAGCGACCAAGACGCATGAGGTATATGGGCATGGTAGTTGCGGAGATGAATACCGTATTTGTTCTTTAGAGGCTTATGGAGCGGGTGGGTTTCCACCTTTTTTTAAAAATAAAGAAGATGCCGAGGAGTGGTTATCAAAGCAGGACTGGAATCATGATAAAAAGGTTGTTGAGTTAGAACTTAGCGAAACGGCTGATGTCCCTAAACCTAAAAAGACCAAACCTTTCGAGGTGCCTAAAAACCTTCTAAGGGGACCATTGCTCATTGCAGAGATTGTGGAAATAATGGACAGGAACTTGAAAAATGTAATAAAAACGATCTAACAAATTTGGGGTTCTCCTGGGGCACCGGGGGACGAAAGAATAATCAGAGGGCAGTGTGGGCCACACCGGGAGAAATCCCGCCATACTGCCCTTTTTTTATTGCCCCAAGGGAGAAGATGGACAAGCAACTGTTTAAGCAAATAGCAAATGTAGTAGCCATTGAGCAAATGGTTCCGAAAGCGGACCGGGGGATAGCTGTTGGTTTTGCCCTTAAGTGCGCCGAAAGATATGAAAAAACGCTCGTATCAGAATTGGATAAGCTAATAGATGGATGCGAAGTTTTACGAGGGCTAATTGGACGCAAAGACAACCCAACAACTGAATAGCTTTGAAAACCTGCTGGCCTTCCAGCCGACCTGGGCATGGCTGAAGTTTTTGTGGTTGCCGCACAAGGTTATCTCGCTTTTTACTGGAAATCAAGCCTTAAAAACTGCGTCCTGTACCAATTCTTATGTGATTCGGATACTTGGTAGGCACCCTATACCGAAAAAGAACGTGACGTATTTCAGGTGTCCTAATTTTGAGGAACATGACTGGCAGACAAGGGATTTTGAGGGGGTAAGGTTAAATGTTTACCATAAAGGCGAATATAACGTAGTCACAAGGCCGAAAAATAACCGTTGTACTGTCTGCGGGGAACATTTGGAGATCCCGAAAAGAAGGACAAGGGTGTTCCGGTTTTGTTCTGAGGTGTTACCGGGGGAAAAAGAGACGGTTGGTGAGGGGGCAGAGGGACAAAGCATTGAGGTTAAGAATGCTGTTTACCCCGAATTTAAGAAATGGCTGCCGTCTTTTTTGATCAAGAAGGACATCACGGTCAGAAAGCCGGTAATGACGTTGTATGACCCGCTTGCAGGCATGGATTTTGGGGGTTTGAAGTACGAGGGCGGGGATATCATCATTGAGTTTGTGTCGTATTCTCAAGACGTACAGGCGGGAGCCGGAGTACAGCGGTTGGGATGTTTTTTTGACGAGGAACCGCCGTATGACTTTTACGAGGAACAATTACCGAGACTTCTTGCAGAGGATGGGGATGTGTTGTTTTCCCTTACTCCGGCCAATAAACTGAGTTGGGCCTTTGATGAGATATTCGAGAAAGCTGCTTTATATGTCAGAACGCAATGTATTGTCGATTTCATAGAGAAACAGGACAAGAAGAAAGTCCCATTGGTAGAAACAACGGACAGTGAGCGGGATATCGCCGTAATACAGGCTGCGACTGATGACAATCCAACTTTAGACCTGAAGGTGATAGAGAGTACCTATATGTGGGATGATCCCGACACGATAGCTACACGGCGTTATGGGATATTCAAGCAGGCTACGGGACGGATTTTTAAGGATATGAATTACAAGATCCATGTCATTGACATAAGAAAGTATCTGCCCCAGGGAGTCGCGCCTGAATGGGTACATGCCAGAAGCATTGATTACCACGAGAGAAACCCGTGGGCGATTCCGTGGGTTGCATTATCTCCCTATAATGAGGCGTTTCTATACCAGGAATTTAACCCGTCACCTGATAATTGGGTGAATTTAACTATTGCTCAAGAGGTGGGGCGCAGGAGCGGATTACAAAAGTACGTTATGAACCTGATAGACCCCTTGGCATGTAAAATACAGACAAACACGGGTATCAGCACATTAGAGGACTTAAACCGGATCTTCTGGCAACTCAGAAAAGACGGGGAGTGTGAGGGGGGCTTGTGGGAACCTTTCGATACCAAGGGGCAGGTTGGTAGGGATGCCATAAAAAGTCGTCTCCACAACGCTGTTTTGTGCGGCAGGCCGTTTAATAACGAGGTCATAGAGAACGGGGTAAAGAAACGACTGCCTACTTTGTGGATAGACAGAGAGTGCAGGGAAGCGGCCAAATCATTGAAGCAATGGCGGTATGATGATTATGCCAATAACCGGAGCTTGGTGAATAAGGATAAAAAGGAAACTCCGGCCCAGAAGTTCAGCCATTTTTGTACGGCTTTGGAGGCTGTTTTTAAGGATCACAGGTTTAAGCCCAGGCAGGTACGGCCTCCGGTAAACAGGGTAACCCCTAAATATTTTCAGTCTGAGAGGTTGTAATGGGAGAACTTAGAGATACGGCATATATACTTCGGGAAACCATAGAAGGAGAAGCGGTTGGGTATTATGATTGCCCGGTTAGATCAAGGATTCTATTGGATGATATAGGGGAAGTTATCATAGAGAACCTTGCTTTCGACATGAAAGATCCTGACACGTATAATTATGTTGTTACGGAGATGTGAGATGGAGAGAAAAACAAATATATTTTGTCTTATTCCATCATTGTCAGACATTAAAGACGGCAAGCTCTATAAAATACTTAGGGCTGTTTTGGGTGATTCGATTGAAAAAGACCTAACACTTAGAACGTTGAGAATGGAATCAAAAACATCGAGAATTATTTTTGGTTGTTGTAGGCAAGAGACTCTTTGTTTTGCTGGCTTTTTAATAGACATGGCTATAATAGCAGACCCAAATATAACCGAGGAATGGGAAAAGTTCTTACGGTACAAAACCAGTGCTGCAAACGGGATTATGCTAAGAGCGGAGATGTAAATGCCCCTATACCAACTATTTTGCGATAAATGCTTTGCACCGTATGAAGTAACAATGAAGCTGAAAGAATACGAGAAGTTTTTAAAGGGTGAAGAGGTTTTATGCCCGGAGTGTAAGGAACCGTTAAGGATGTTGATGTGTCCCCCCAAAATCGTGAGGATCAACTGAGATGCCCAAAAAAACCAAGCATGAATTTGACGAGAACATAGAAGGCTATCTGACCGACCTGATTTATACCAAGGAATATGAGAAGGCCAAGACGAACCAACAGGGCGATATAGCGGACTTTGAAGCCTATGTGGATATGTTCGATGCTGAGAGAACGGAGAAGGAATACGACTGGATGAGTGACATTTTCCTTCCTGAGTTCCCCTCTCACATGCTTACACAGTCATCTATTGACGTAGCACAGTATTTCAAGACAAGGGATTATGTCGAGGTCTATGTAGAAGATGAAGGACCACGGACGGCTAAAGCCGCCTCTGCTACCCAGGAATGTGTCAACCGAACCCTGAACAGACGCGATTTATATTACTACCAAAAGTATGTGAGGGCCAAGAATATAAATCACCTGGGCGGCAAGGCATACGCTATGGCATGGTGGAACAAGACTAAAGATGCTTTTGATTTCGATATATTAGACCCACGGAATGTATTTACAGATAATAAGTACGTCTATTCATTACAGCAAAAATCTTGGGTGATCGTGAGGGGAGAAAAGACCCTTGAAGAACTGAAGGAAGAAGAGAAGCAGAACGGATATTTCAACCTTCATCTCTTAGAGGATGTAGAACCTACCGGGGCCACGGAAACGGCAAAGGCTACAACCGGGGCCGATGGTGGCAACACAGACCCGTTTCAGAATGACATTGATAAGAATTTCGATATTTATAAAAGATTTGGGAAGGCATGGTGCAAGACAAAGAAATCTAAAAGAGTCCAACGGGATGAAGAGGGCAATGTGGTTGCCAATATCGAACAGATTATATCCTTAGATGAACCCGGACTTGATGAAAATGGTAGACCTCTCAAGAACGCAAGGCTTGAGGAAGTGGTGTCGACAATAGCGGTAACAGGCGGGACTAAAACCCTGATAGGCTTTCACAAGACCCCGTACCTGGACGTTAATGGCAACCCGTACAAGCCTGTAATCAGGGGCTTATGCTATATCCATCCAGTCCGGGACGGAGGGGTAGGAGACGGGAAGTATGACAGGGAATTACAGATCGGCATAAACGACACCATTAACTTGAGCAATGACAGGGTTTTACTTGCTACCATGCCCACAATGAAGGGCAAAAAGTATGCTACCGAGGAAACCGATTCGATCTATTTTGAACCGGGACATTTAATGGAGCTTCAAGACCCAAAAGACGTTGAGGAATTTAAGATCAGTTCCGACATCCTTGGGGCCATGACGCAATACGGTGTTTTTAAGAACAGCATGGAACAGACTGATAGCATCTCTCCGGGCGCACAAGGCAAATTACCTGATATGGCGAGTACAACGGCCACGGCGGTGGCGGGTGCGGAAAACAGGACAAACCAGAGGACAAATTATAAGTCCATGACGTTTGAGTTTACATTCTTGACCGAGCTTTACTGGATGATTCAGCAAATGACATGGGCCTTTGCTTCCCCACAGACGGGCTTTAAGCTGATGGGCCAAAAGGTTTATGACTTCGATCCGAGCTTGAATTATACCTATAAGCCTCTGTCTCAGTCCATTGAAACGGAGTATTCAAAAGATTCTAAGATCAAAAACTTAATGCTGATAATGCAGACAGTGGCACAGATCCAACATCCTGACGCGGTTGTGCTTTTCAACAATATCTTTTTAAAGATAGCTACCTTGATGGGAGACGAGGAAATAAATGTTGTAAACTTTATGCTTGGGGAAGATGTACCGATTCAGGGGGGCGGTGGGGGCGGTCAGCAACAGGGTGACCAGAAGCAGTTAGGCATGGGTGGTGCGCCGAGCAATCAAAACGGTGTGCCTATGGGTGACCAACAGGCGGCGGTAAGGGAGCAGACATATCAATAGGGGGGAAAATAGATGGACAGAAGAAATTTTTTAAAGTGTGGGTTCATGGGTTCAGCGTTGGCTTTAGTATTTAAGCCACTAACGGCTTTTGGTTTTATGAAAACATCAAAACCAAGCATTAATGGGCCATTGGCAGAAATAGACAAGATAAAGATGGATGATAATGATATTATGGTGGCGGTATATTTTAAATATAACAAAAAGGAATATAGTGCATACCTTCTTATCCCACCGGAAAAACAAAACATGAAACACATAAGCACCCAAACATCCGGGTTGGCGGGTTCCATTGACCGTACACTTAAACCCTTACTTGGATTGGATAGAGTATGACAGACACATGGAAAGACAAAGAGATAACCCCTGCAACCATTGAGAAGTTTCTGAGAACGCATGGCAAGCGGGGCGTAAAGACTTTATCATTATTGGGCCGGACCCATGATATTTTTGAATTTGCGGCCAGTGAGGTAGGCATAGACCTTCTGAGGGATACGATGGGGCAAATGGAGATGTTGTTGAACAAGATTATTGACTGCACGGCAAAGGAAGAAGAGATAATTGAATATCGGATACAGCGTAATTTTTATGTAAACCTGACAGACAAGATAGCACTTCACTTGAAGTTGAGGAAAAAATTGACAGATTAACAACCGGGTTTTGGAGGATGTTGGATGGAAAATATACGGTGGTTAAATGATTATACCCTTAATTTATCAGGTATGTTTGCCGGGTTATGGTTTAGTAAATATGGATATATCGATGCCGATATAGGGAAAATCCCACCTGAAATAGTAAAGGATGCCCCCGGTAAAGATGGGTGCAATAGTTTTGTTTTTGATGAAGTTTTAGGCCCTCGGTGTAAAACAGAGATCCACGCAACAATCATGCTGACCCATGCTATTGAAGATTACGTCAACGATAACATGAAAAGGCCACGTGATACGTCAAAAGCTACTTTAGTTTGGCGAATCTGGCCAGAAGTGAAAATGTTTCCAGATGAAGAATCAAACGATATGTTTTTCCAAGGATATGCAAGGCTAATGGTTCTTACAAAAGATTCAAAAATGAGAAGTTATTATTAATGTAACAGACTAACAACCGGGTTTTCTTCCTTAGTCCGGCCAGACCGAGGAAGCAACGAATAAACGAAGCGGCTGTATAGGAGCCTATACCTTCTATACATGCCGCTTTTTTATTGCCCGGTTGAAACCAAACAAAGGAGGAAATTACACATGGCAGATGAAGACCAGATGGTAACAGATGAAGACCTGGACCGTGCCGCTGAAATGGCACCTGATACGTCCGAACCTGAACCAAAGGTAGCTGACGGCACTCCCGCCGAGGATGACACCCCCGCCGAGCCAGCCGGGGAAGAAGAAGTTGTCGAGGAAGAAGTAGCAGAAGAGGTGGTCGAGGAACCAATACCGGACGAACCGGAAGGTAACAGGGAGCGGAGTGAGCTTGGCCGCAAAGTCAAGGAACAAGGGGAAAGGCTTGATTCTTTTATGGACACCATTACGGGGGCCATAGATGAAATCAAGACATCGGTAGCCAAGCCAGAGTTCGAAGATGAACCGTTGGACGATGATTACCCCATAACCTTGACGGCAAAAGAGCTAAATGACCGAATTAAAGAGGGTATAGCAAGTGCCGGAGTGGTGACAAAGAAAGATATTGAGACTCAAAAAAGACAGGCCAAAGAATATGAAAATGGATATTTGGCGAAGGTTTCCTCTTTGACAACCGGCATACCGGACAAGGAAGCAATCGAGAAAGAGCTTTTTGAAAACAAGGACGTAAATGTAAAGCGGTCAAACAATCCGCTCATTGATGCTGAAATGAATTTCTTGAAAGCACAGACCAATGTCCTTAACAAGAAGTTGGAGGCTAAAGCTAAACCTGTAAACCCGTTAGATAAAAACAATGATAATGAAGATTTGCCTTTAGGTGGGCCCTTAGGAACCAATAACCAGGATGTCAAGAGCGAAAAGGTAATCAAGCTCGATCCCGAGGCCGCCAAGTTTGCCAAGGAATCCGGCATGAGTGAAGAGGACGTCCAAAAGACTTTGGCTGGTCCTATGCCCACGTACTTAGGTGGATAATGAGAAACAGAAGCAAAGGAGTAAGGAAAGATTCACGCACAATCCCCCTTCCCGGAAACGCTGAACGGGGCGACGGCGAGGATCATGGAAAGTGGTACAGGTGTTGGAATTGCGGATTTATCTGTGATGTTGACAGGGATGCGTTAGGTGGGCCTGACGATACTGATGGTGTCACGCCGGAAGCCTACACGACATTAGATCAATACGGAGACACCGCATACCACTGTGAAGGTGCTGCCGGGAAAACTCAGACTATTTGTGAGGCTGCTGGCGGCACATGGTCAAGCACAAGGTACATTCCACGGATTGATTCGGGGTGTCCTATGTGCGGTTGCCTTAATTGGCGAGGAGATTTTTAACTTTTAAAAACGAGAAGGAGGATGGATATGGGCTTTGAAGTTGTTCATGGAAATCCGCAGACCATTTGGGCTCCGGTTGTAAATTCGGATACCCTGTACGTTGGTCAACTTGTACGTTGTAATAACGAAGGTGTTGAGCCGTTTGTTCAGGCTTCAGGTCTTGCTGACCAGGCCCGAAAGATGGCGGCTGTAGCTCTTATAGCTGATGGTGGTTTGGCCAATAACCAGTTGTTTGGTGTCGTAATTGGCACGAACAAGAGAACGCCTACGTTTAACACCACGTACAAAGCGGAATATATCACCTATGTAAGTCCGGCTTCAGCAAGCTCCGGGGATTATTTCGGAGTTGAAGGAGTATGGGCGAAGGGTGATTTACAGGCAATGGTGAAGGTTGCGTTGATTACATCGGAAACCGTGCTGCGGGGACCGATTTATAATGCGGCTTATGGTACTGCCCCCACGGTTTTAACCGTAGCAAGTGGAGCGTCCACTACGGGTTGTACCACTAATGCAAGTGAATCCACAAACGTAGCAAGTGAAGCCACTATTTATTTCAGGACTGGCGCAGCGGCAGGATGCTATCGCATTTGCGATGGAACGAGCGCCACTGCACAGACTTGGGATATTCCCACAGGTACAACCTGTGCCGTTGGCGATACGGCGGTAAAGGTGCAGCTTCGGACTCTTGGGCAGTCTAAAATTATGCTCGACAGTGAAGCTACGTACATTGATAACAACGCTGAACTGACTTCACATTATCATTTGATTGATGTGATTCGCCTTGATCTTTCCGAGGCCGGTAAAGAGTACGCGGAGTTCCGTATGTCAACTTATACCATGTTGTCGTATGACGACATAGCCTAAGAAAGGAGGCAAAAAATGGGATCACCATTAGATAGCTCTCAGTTTGTGAGACTTCTCGACCAACGCCTCCGTAGCGTTAGCGAGAACAAGTATAAGGATCTGCCGAGCATGATTCCGAAGCTGTATAACACCCTTCCCTCAGATAGTGCGTGGGAAGAGTTTTATGGCATAGGGGCCGTGCCTGACATCCCGGAGTTTAACGGAAAAGTTTCTTGGTTGGGTATCGCTCCGGGCTACCACAGCAAGATCGAACCGAAGGAATATGCAGGTGGTATTCTTGCGGAGCGAAAGCTGATTGACGACAAAAAGTACAAGGTTCTGGACGGAAGGGCTGAAGGTCTTATGGGCTCTGCTCACAGGGTCAGAGAAAAGAAAGGGATGCGTACCTTTGGGTATGCGTTCTCTACTGCCTTTGACTACATGGAAAGCGAGGAAGGCGTGGCCCTTTGTTCAAGCTCTCATACCACTAAGTCCGGTACGTCCACGTCAAGCGGGTTTGATAACGCCGGTACGTCTGCAATGAGCAAAACCAGTATTGCGACTACCCGTCTGCTTATGCGGAAGTTTCGCAACGACATTTCGGAGAGGATTGAGGTGGGGGATGACTTGGCGATTGTTTGCCCGGACAACCTTGCTGATACCGCTTATGAGATTACCGGGACTCCGGCTGGGTACGATACGACGGCTTTGGACAAGAATATGTCTTATGGCCGCTATGAGGTCATTCCGTATCTGCGCCTTGACGATGTGGATACAAACAACTGGTTCATGGTGTGGAAGTCTCAGATGAAGAAAGACCTTATGTGGATTGACAGGATTTCACCTGAGTCCAAGAATACCGTGGACTTTTCCACATACCAGTTGCAGCAGGCCGTTTACTTCCGGTGTGCTGCGGGTTTTATTGACTGGCGATGGGTCTACGGAAATGTGGTGTCATAACAACAACTTAACCGTGTTGGCGGTTTAACATTCTCTCATTGGGGGAGGCCAGCACCTCCCCCTCTATATAGCACGGGCAATGAAGCGTCCGGCTAAAGGGGAACAATAATGGCAGGAACTTATGGAACATTTAAACGAAGCGGGATCCCCATCAAGATAGATGGCGAAGAGCGGAATTAGCAGAAGACGAGGCAGCCAAAAAGAAAGCCAAAAAGAAAAAGGAGGTCAAATAACAATGGCATTAGAAGAGGTACAGTTTTTCGGGGCGGCAGACAGGAAAGGCCGACATGCAGACGGAAAGATAACGTCTGAATATCCCGCTTGGTATTTTGTCGCACAGACAGAAGACCTTCAGGAAGAAATCGAGCATAAGACACGGGCAATTAAAATGGGGCTTATCCCGCCTTCCGAGCTTCCTTATGCACAGGAAGAACTCAGGAAACAGGAAACCATGCTTGAACGGATCAAGAGCAAGCCGGAACTGAAGGGCAAGGACAAGGATGAGGCGGCCAAGATTTACAAACATCTTTCAACTCAGATAGGCGATACGATGTTCTCCAGGAGTGAGATGAAAAAAGGTCTTGTCGATGCCCACGAAGAAGTACGGCGTATGACAGACCCAATTATCAATGTCCGGGGTCAGACCAAAATACTCGCTAACATGGGTATCAATGCGAAAGGCGGGAAGATAAGCCGTAATGAAGCGTCAAAAGCCTTCAAGATCATAGGCCGGGTTCTTGGTGAAGCTACGAATATCGAATATCTCAGGAAAGACTTTAACCACGGAACATTTCACCCGGAAAGAAGCCTTGAAGAAATGGAGCAGTAATGGACGGCAAAGACCTTCTCAGGCGATTAGAACAAATCCTGAATGAAGAAAGCACGGGAACTTGGACGGATGATAAGAGTTCCTATGACTTTCTTTGGGAAGCGGCTAAAGAATGGGTTGCACGAACCAAGAGCTTAACGGCTACTCAGGAGTTCATCACGGTTGCCGGACAGCCTAATTATATGCTTGATGTGAATTTTCTCAAGCTGTTCCTTACGGATAACAGCAACAGGTATTTTCTGAAATATACAGACGGTTCAGATCATCTTATCCGGTTCATGGACTATGAGGATATCTTACATAGGAACAGCATCAAGACGTATGACATTCAACAGGCTACGCTCACAACGGCTGCAACCACTATTCAGGATACGGGCCAGGACTTCTCTGATTGGGAAACATCTTCCGGGGATTCGGCCTATAAGCTGACCATTACGAACACTCAGGGCACGGAATCATGGGCCTATCTTGGGGAAGCCTCTACCACCACAAATGCTGATGATACGGTAGCCGTTTTCTCTGACCTTGATAGGGATTCTACCGGCTGGAATGGCGCCGGGACTCCATCGGGAACGGCCAGTTTTTACCGTGTCGAGAAATGTTCTACCCAGGACGTGCCGGACGGGTTTGCCATAAGGGATAAACAAGACAAGATTGACCAATCAACCGGGACGGCTACCTCAGATGGGGCTGCTTCAGGTGGTGAATGTACCTTGACGGATACCTCTGCAACCTTCTTTTCAACGGAATTTGTCGAGCCGGGGGATGTGGTCCATAATACGACAGATACCAGTGACGGGGTTGTCTTGTCTATTACGAGCGATAC